AAAAACCTGCATCAACTACTACACCGTTCCGGCGGTGGAAGCCGACCGCATCATCCGCAAATATCAGCGTGATGGGTGGGGCTGCGAAGCTTACAGCGATGACCTGATAAAAAAAATTATTGCAAAAGTTTGTTAGTTTAGTTTTTTACACTATATTTGCCACATCAAAACACTATGAATAAGACACTAACCGCACCAATTCAACCGAATGAGATTGAATGGCGCATTCAGAGCAAAGGCAATGGCAAGATGACCATTGTTCCGTACATCACCAACAGATGTGTAATGGAAAGATTTGACAAGGCGTTTGGCGCAGAAAACTGGACAAGCGAGTTCCGGGAAATCACCAACGGGTTTATTTGCCGACTGACCGTTATCACAAAAGACCGCACAATTTACCGGGAAGATGGGGCAAGCAAAACCAATATCGAACCTGAAAAGGGCGGCATCAGCGATGCAATGAAAAGGGCAGCAGTTCAATTTGGTTTAGGGCGTGATTTATACAACTACCCTCGTGTATTTGTGGCATCCGCTGACAACTACATCCCGAACTGGGCTTACCCTAAACTTGAAAAACTCACCACTTGGATAAACGAGGGCAAGTGCGACAGAGACATCGTAATCATTGAAAACAAATAACACTATGGAACAAATACTAAATCTCACATTTGCAGTCGAAGAAGGCAATATGTCAGCACTTGACGCGTACATTCAGCTTCACCAAATCGAAAAACTTGCAGGTGAAGCCCGTAAACAAATTCAGGCGCAAGCGGTTACAGAAGCGCAGCGCGAGGGCAAACAATTTACCCGAATGGGTTTTGAAGTACAATGCCGGGCAGGTGCAGGGCGTTGGGATTACAAGCACATTCCTGATTGGGAAGCTAAAAAGTTTGAACTATCGCAAGTTGAAGAAAAGGCAAAATGGGCGTTTAAGTCAGCAGAAAAAGGCATCACCCCCATTGATGATGACGGGGTGATTATTGAAGCTGCAATCTACACGCCAGGTGCTGATACTATTGCATTGAAGGAGGTAGCACAATGAAACAAACAGCAGTAGAATTTTACAGAGAACATTTAATGGCTTTAGTCACAACTGGCAAAACTATTTTTCAAACAGAAGTTCAAATTTTTGAACAAGCAAAAGAAATGGACAAGCAGCAGAAAATGGACGCATACAAGCACGGGCGCGATGATGAAAACTGCGCTTTATCCGATGGCGCAATGTGTCCTGATTATGACAATGCCGATGAATGGTATCAGGGTGAATACGGGGGTGAACAATGAAACAGACAGCAGTACAGTGGTTTGCAACTCAAATAATGGATAATTGGAATGATATAACAGCAGGAACAAGAAACATTGCTGAATTTATTGAACAAGCCAAAGAAATGGAAAAGCAGCAGATAATGGATGCGTTTGAACAACAGATTATTCAATGGGTCCCAGAACTTTTAGAAGATGGTACATTAAAAGTTAGCAATGTAATTAAATGTTCCAAACAATACTACATTGAAAATTACGGGGGTGACAAATGAAACTACTCGCATTAATCATCGCAGCAGCAGCCACCTATTTTTTTGCGTGGCTGCTCATCACCAAACGCAGGGTTGAATTACCCGAAGCAGAGCCGTTCAAGTTTGAACGCGACAAGCCAATTGAAAACGCAAACGAAACATTTGAAGCGTGGGCGAAGTTGCGACGACAAATTGACATTGAGAAAAGAGAGGGGGCGATTTAGCCCCTCTTTTTTTTTAGTACATTTATCTATAAGGCTGAAAAAAGACATCGTTGAACAATACTTGCGTAAGTATTCAGACGAAAACAACCAGCTAACCATGCCAAAGCAAACGCTGGCAAGGTTAATCTACAATGAAAATCACGGCTTATTCCCAACAGTTCAGGCCGTTCGCAGCTGGGTTCGGATATTGACTGGGGCAAAAGTTAATTCAACATCAAAGGCAATCCCTGAATTTGTGCAGAAATCCACAATCGAAGAAGGGATGCGAAAATTAAAACTCTACACCAAACTACCCGAATACAAAGACACGATTTTAAAGCCGGGCGTGTGGGGGGTGATGTCCGATGTTCACTTTCCTGAACACGATGCGCCAGCCGTGACCGCTTCTTTGGAGTATTTCAAATCGCAAAATGTTGACGGCATTGTGCTGAACGGTGACATCATCGATATGTACGAGGTCAGCCGGTTTATTCGTGAGGTCGGTCGCCCGTCAATTCGTGAAGAACTTGAAATGACACGCAACTTTTTTACCCTGCTTCGTGAGCAGTTTGGCGACATTCCTATCATTTACAAATTTGGCAACCACGAAGAACGGATGCGGACTTTTCTGCTTACCAACGCCCGGGCGATTGCTGACCTCGAAGGGATTGCACTTGAAGACCAGCTGCAACTTAAAAAATTTGGCATCAAAGTGGTGTTCCGCGAACGCATCCGGGCGGGTAAACTTGACATCTTACACGGACACGAACTTCAAAAGGGAATTTCTGCCCCCGTTAATCCTGCGAGGGGTGCGTTTTTACGCGCTAAATCTTCGCTGCTGATAGGACACCACCACCAAACATCTACGCATCACGAAAACAACCTAAAACGCGATCAGATTGTTTGCTTTTCAATCGGCTGTCATTGCACCCTTACGCCGGAATATAACCCTTACGGATATACCCGGCAAAACCACGGGGGCGCGATTGTTGAAGTTTTGAAGTCCGGTCACTTTATGGTCGAAAATTACCGCATCATTCAAGGCAAAATATACTGATGCTGTTTCGCCCGCTTATATTAGAAGTTCTGTGCGAAGATGAACATGGGGAAGCCCTTGAAGAAATGGGCATCCAGCCTGATTTACGCGAAGCCCCGACAATGATAATGGAAATATGGTCTGTGAACTATGTCATGGAAGATGTGAGAAGCACCCGGGAGTTGCCTATTACCTGCATTGCAACGGGCGACCAGATATTTATGACGCTGACATCGATTGAAAAGGTAAGACAAAAACTAATGCAATGCGCTAAAACCCCGTTCGTCTAATTGGTAAGACCCACGCGTATTCCGGTCAGTAGGTGTCGGCTCAACGCGAAAAACCCAAGGCGTGGAGATGAAGGTTCAAGTCCTTTACGGGGGGCTAAATTTCAAACAAGGTCAGGTCAATGCGCTGCCCGTTGGTGAAGTGTTTGCAAACTTCAAACCAGTTGGCATCCTGAACCACCAAACAGCCAGCCGACCAGCCGTTAATGAATGCGGCTGCACCGCCTCGGTGAAAGTTGATGCCGAAAAGCCCGAATTGTTTGTTTACCCGGTCAAGCCTTAAATCTTTGTTGCCATCCCGGTAAATGGTAATGGGAAGCACTTGCATAAAGTAAGGCGCATTGAGCCAAAGGAATTTCCAATTTGCAGCCGTCACGAATTGATGCGAGCCGATTATTTGCTGTTCAAGTGCAATGGCAGTTCCCGTGATGCCCCCGTAGGTAATTGGATTAAACAACGAATAATGCCCGGCAGTTGTTGAGCAAGGCAAAGCCATTACCGGGAAGCCGTTTTTATACACCGCCACGAAGTCATCAAAGGTATTTGTCAGGTTTACGTCTGTTCGCATCCACACTAGCCCGTCTTTTGGCATCATCCATTTACGCTTTTCAATGTTTGCTTTTACGAACAAATGCAGGGCGGCAAGTGTACGGCTACCAACAAGCCCGTCAACTTCCAATTTTGCCCCGTTAGTGTTTAAAATCTCTTGTAGCTTTTTCATTTTTTAATCAAAAATCCAACCCCGAAGCCAACAAAAGCCGCTGCCCTGACCAATCGCTTGTGCAATTTTCTTTCTTTTTGCACATTCAAAAGCGCAGAATGTTGCTTTTTTACCTCAAAAAGCAAGTTATTGTTGGCAGTTTCCAACACCGCGATGTTGCTATCCTTTAATCCGATGACCTGATTTTGCGTTTTTATAAGTTCGTTGTCAATTTCAACCACACGCCAAAGGCTGTCACACTCCGTTAAAAGCATTGTGATTTTGGTAGTGTCTTCAATCTTTGCCCACAGAGTGTCATTTAAGCGTATTTCCCGCAATATCTGTATTGTTTTGATACGACTACTCCGATTTTCTTTTAAAGTGTCGCAAATCGCTTGTAAACTATCCTCGTTTTTTTTCAGTTGTACGGACAAATTGTTAAGGCTGTCCACTTTTTTGAGCAATCCCATATCGCTGTGGTAATTTTCTATTTTGTTACAAGTGTTTACCAATGCCCCGGTCAGGACGCACAACGCGATTACAATTACAATTAATCTCATTCAGCAAAGAAATTGGTCACAAATTTACCGACCGCGCCACAAATTCCAATAATCAGCATTGTTTTAGGATGTTCAATGTTCAATCCTGCCAAAAACAGCGAAGCAGCTGCGATGCTATCCCCTAACACTCGGAAGCGTTTTGGAGTTGGTTCAAAGTAGTTTTTCAATTTCATCCCTGACCGACATTTGGTTTGCTTGACTTGTGTTTGTTCGCTGACTTCGTGTGCCTGCGTAGTTTCCTTTTGGGTTTCGGTTTCCATTTTGTTACCTCTTTATTTTTTGCCATTTTTGAAGAACTTGTAAATGCCGATGCAGGACAGCATCAATGCAGCGGTGAATGAAAGAAACTGAACTATCGGCAACAACTTTGCCGCTACTCCTGCCAGCCATAAAAGCCAACTTCCTGCGATGGTTTCTGCTTCGTTTCTCATTCGATTGGTGGCGTTAGTTTAGGTTTATATTCTATGCGTTCAAGTGACGCCCATATTTCAGGGAATTGACGCTTTAACCATTGAAATTCTTGGGCGCAATATTCCTCGTCTGACACTACCCAATTCCCGTCTGCATCTTGCACCGGGTTTAAATAACTGCCTTGCTCGCCTCTTAATTGGCGTACATCGTCAATATTGACTTGTGGCGGGAATTTCCACATTAAAATCATACGTTTCGGCTTAAAGTTGTTTGAAAAGCGTTAACAGCAGTATAAAGATTTGAAGCATCGGTATCGTTTAATCCATCGCCAATAGTTGCAAATGCAATGTTTCTATTTGAATAATATTGTGCTGTATTTGTGTTATTTCGCGCACCTATGTAATAATTGTATGCAGGTGCGGATGAACTTGTTTTTGTCTGTGTTGTTTTAGTTGTATTTCTAAAATATACAAATTCAGTTGAAACAATCCTATTCACGCAATTAAAGGCATCACTTCTCGCTTGTGAAAATCCACTTACAAGCGTTGCATTCATAATTGAATAATTTACCCCGTCACTCCAACGCGGAATAACTTGGCTATCATTACCAGTTCCACCACCTGCCAAATCAGTTGACCCAATCTCACATAAATTTGCGGAACTATTTGTCCGTATGTAAGAACTAATGTGTTGATTGTTTAAAGCAAGGTCGCTTGGTTTCAAAAAAGTATCGGCATAACCCGTTGAGCCATTGCCAGTAATTCCATTTGTGTCATGCGTCCAACCGCCGTAAAAAGTTAAACGATAAGCGGCATCTAAATCGCGGGCATCCTTCAAATTCCATTTATGTGTTGATGCAGTTCCCCCAACAAAAGGATAAATCGCTTTCATTTTTGTCCAAATGCCGTATGCTTTAAAATCAATTACTAATTGCTGAATTGCGGTTATTATTGTAGCATCTGTAATCCCAGCGGCAGTAATAAAAGCAGAAGCATCAGCATCGCCACCTGCACTTCCTTCAGTATAACCACGAATTAATCCCGGTCTTGTTCGTAAACCTAAACGCCCGTTCGCCATTATGAAATCCGGTTGACGTAGCCGACTATATTGATGTTATTTGCAGAGCCACCAAACGCCCGAATTGTTCGCCCAGTAGTTCCATCCCCAGTCAAAACCAAACCCGGCAAAACAAGGCTTAACCCTGATTTTGAAGGTATACCGACAATTATGCGGTCATCTGGGTTTGTTGTGCCGCCATATTCAACGGTTAATTCAACCGAAGATGTACTTGTATTTGTCGCGTAAAGCCATACTTCGTCTGTAACTCCACTACTTGCCTGCGTGGTGTGAATTGTTGTTCCGGTGCTGCCACTTGCAGCTACTTTAATCGGTCTGCCACCCGTGCTTGCCGATAATAATATTTTTGTGAATGTTGCCATTTTAACTGAATACTTGAATTTCTAATATGTCTGCCCCTGCGCTTATGGTCAGGTCGCCCGAACCAAGCACAGAATTGCCGTTAATTGTCTTTATGTTCGTTCCTGATACCAGCGTGTCTTGTTTGGCATCTACGGCTGTTTTAACCGCCTTTTGCGAGGGGTAAAATGTGTCGCTGTTATCTGAAAGTGTGGTCTTTTTATTCGCCTGATTTTCGGGCGTGTAGCCAAGTGCGGTGATGACGTTTGTTATATAGCCTTGTGAAGTAACCCACGCTTGGGTTGCATAACCTGAAAGCGCAGAAGTTATTTGTGAAGCAACCGCTGCCGTGGTGGTGAAGGTAGCCACCGCCCAATCATAAACGGCTTTTACACTTGGGTATTTGGTGTTACTCGCTTGGTCGGTTGTAACTGATGTACTTTTATTTGCAACATCCTCTGCCGTGTAGCCAAGTGACGCTTGTTTGCTGTTTAACTGCGTTTGAATTGCAGAAGTAACCCCATCAAGGTAACTAAACTCTGTATTGCTGACATTTCCTGAACCAATTTTTGCCGCATCTATTCCGGCGGGCAAATCCCCCGCTGCAATGGTCAGCGTGTAAAACTCCAATCCACTTGCATCGGCTTTTACCCTTACAAGTTTGCCGCCCTGCCCGGTGTAACTTTGCGGAACATCGGAAAGGGTTATGAATGTGGATGCGCCACCGCCTGAACCACCATAGTATTGTAAGCCCGTCCATGCGGTTGTGCCGTCACCTGCTTTGAATTTACGGGTATCTGTTTCAAGTCCAACTTCGCCCTCAGCAAGAACCGGGTTTTGTGCTGTCCATTGTGCGGCTGTCCCGCGTCTTAATTTTATTGTAATGTAACTCACGCTATTCCGCCATTAATTGTGTTACTAAATGCTGAATTGTAATATCCCCCGTCAATCACCACAAGCCCGGACAAATCAAGCCCCGGAAAATTGTAATCGTTTGAAGGAACATCGCAGAAATCACGGGTATTTGAAGCGGTAAAGGTCAGCACACTTGCAACCCCTGCAACGATGTCTGTTTTATCATCATAAAAAGGTGTCGCGCTGTCCTCTAACTTCCAAATGCCTGCGCTATCGTTCCGGTAAATGTACCTCAAAGTGCTGTAAATGTCCAACAGAACTTGGTGCATATCCGATATGCGTTCAACTGCGTCTGAAAAATCTTCGCGATGTCTGTCCATTACGGCAACGGCAAACCTGAAAACAACCCTATCCATGTCGATTTGTGAGCCGTCGGGGAAAATTCTCATCAACGGGTAAAGGGTGTCGCCAGTAGTGGCAACATTGTAGTCAAGATTAGTGACTACCGCCTTAATCTGCTTGTGGTTTTCTCCCGCTGTTGTAAGGGCGTTTAATAGTTGGTTTATCGTTACCATACTTTTGAAAGTAGATTAAGGCTTTTTTTTCGTTCTTTTCGCGGACTTTACTCATTTGGGGAAATCGTAATTAAGGAAGCAATCTTCTGGTCCCGAACCCAAATAAAAACCGCCCAACATGTCTTGTTGGTGTGGGTTAATTGTGTCAATTCCGCTGCCCGGATTGAGATATAAGGGGAACAATGTGTTGTTTTCCATCAGGTAATCGCGTAACCTTTGGGCGTAATACTCTGCCTTGTGCTGATATTCGCGCTCAATACGGGTAAGTTGGTCAATGTCCACCGGATTTGAATTATCGCTGCCCCGTGTCATCACCGATTTGTTCATCATTTTGAATGTCATCGGCAACATACTTTCGGTTACGATGTAGTGATAAAGGCAAGGCGCAATGTATTTATTTACAAGTGTCAGGTAATTTCCTGCCAGTCCTGCCCCGTTTATATCATCGCAAATTTTATCATAAAGTCCTGAACCGATAATATCACGAATGTAAATGTCCTGCGCTGTACGCATGGCAGTTTGAAGGATTTTGCTGTCCACATTTTCATCGATGGGCGTGTTCTTCTTGACATCCTGCTCACTTACAAAAAAAGCGAAATTAGCCATTGTTTTGTCTCCTTACATAAACTTGTTTCCAATAGTGCCTACACGAAGGGATGTGAATTGCCGGGCTGCTATCCGGTACTGTGTACCAACCGCCTCTGCGCTTCCAAACATCATATCCCAAAATAGTGGTCAGTTGGTCGATTTCTGCCCGGGTGTAAAGTCTGTTCATCTTCATCATTTCCTTGCAAAATTCACGGCTTTCGCCACCGGGTACAAGTGGGGGCGCATCAAGGCGAAGGTCATATTTGTACCTCAATTCTATTTTAGGCACTTCCCCGCTGTCGCCAATGTCACCGCGCCCGATGTCGGTGATTTTTATTGCCCGGTTAGTCCATTCAATTTTTCCGGCATCCTGCAGAACGCGAAGTATTTTAACCACTTGCTGCTCATCTAATTTTGTGCCTTTGCTCAATTCCTGAATATTTGCTTTTGGGTTGTCATCAATGATTGCCAATACTTTAAGTTCGTCATTTGTTAATTCTTCAAAGGTGAGTTCTGCAAATGTTTCAGCACTTTCACCAAACTTTGCAAAAACTTCCAAATCGGTAACTAACCACTTGGTAAGTTCGTTTTCAGGTACTTCGCTGAATTGTGCGGCAACTGGTGCAGGCGTTACTTCCGTTAAGGGAACAAATCCCAATGCTTCACGGGTTTCATTTTTCGTTAAGATGCCCGCCTGATATAATCCGATGTAATCAACTCCAATAAATTCGCTGTCCTGCGTGCTGATTTTAACGCCCGGATAAACGAAATTAGCCACATATTCAATGCACTTGTCAAGTTTGGCTTGGCGTTGATTGACGTACGATTTATGAAATACCTCGTAGGCTTCGATTAACTCATTCCTTGCGCCCAGTTGTCCGTCTGCTTTCTGCCCCATAAGGATAGGGGGGAAGTTGTGAGCCGTGAAGATTTCGGCATTTACGGCTTCATTTAGTTGCAGGAATTGTTTGTCAAGGTCGGACGGCTGTATCTGGCTGATTTCAGCAGGTTTCTCGTTGTTATCATTGAACTGAATTATCAAGCCCCCGGCATTGTCTGTTCCGGTGGTTCTATCCTTAAATTTCCGTTCAAATTTCCGGGCTTGTTCCGGTGTTGGTTCGCCTTTGAAAAGTTGAACCAGCGTTCCGTTGCTGAACCCGTTGCGAATGTTGTTGTTGTGAAAGTTGGCAATCTCAACATCAATCTCAATGTACTGCAATCCGTGGATATAGGGCGGCAAAGGGTAAACGCCCAGACCGGCATCGTATTGTCTGTGGTAGTAAAGTTGAACGCTAAATGGTTGCGCCTTTTCAGGATTAAAAGCCGGGTAAGTTTTGATGTCGTCGGTCTTCGCTTTCTGCCAATCAAGGGCGTAAAAATACTCCGTGTGATCATTCGTACGCACCCGGCTAAAATCAAGGTGGTACAGCTTTGAAATTTCGCCCAATTTATTGTAGTGAACCTCAAAACAAAATCCATTGAACAACTCATAATCAAGTGCCAGTTTGCCTTTAAGGTCATGCAATCCCTCGTAAGGGTTCACAAAATCCAGCATCTTCAATGCGGCTTCGTTGCCCTCAATTACGCACTCGCTTCCGGTAACAAAACGGGCTTTCTGTTTCAGGATAGCCCCGTGTTTCGGGCTGCGTTTGTAGAATTCAAGCAGGGTTTCGGGAAAATCGTTCTTTTCCCCATAGGTGATAAACCCCTTTTGCTTCTGCTCTTTGAATTTTGGCAGTTTGGTTTCTGCGAAATTTATTTTCAGTATCTCAAAACTCATCCGATGTGGTGCTGTTTAATGGTTGTGTTGACTTCATTGTCGTTAAATGTGCCGTGACTTGTTTCGCAATACGCCACGCCCCTGTCGATTTCTTCGTTGGCAAGATCGGGGTCAGTATTTGTAGGGCTTGTTTGGGCGAATAAACGCCAATAGTGTGTTCCGATTGCCAGCGTCTTTTGTGCGGTGCTGCCCTCTGTAAAGGTAAATTGCTGATACCTTGCCGGGTGTGTGCTCATGTCGGCAACGATAAACGCCTTTTGTTCCTGCGTAGTTTGGCTGTCAAACACCAACAGATAAACGGGCGAAGCGATTGTAACCTTTTCGCGCCCGGTAATTATCAGGGTGTTGGATGCAGCCTTTGTGATGTATAGCACACTTATAAATGTACCAAAAATAAAGCGGAACAAATTACCCCTACTCTGTTACAAATTTGCGGCAAAACTACCCCTGCTGTGTAACAAAAAAGGCCACCCGTGGGTGACCTCTTTTGCTGAAAGATTGGAGGGATTTTAAGAAATGCCCAGCGAAGCTACAACAGCGGATTGAACTTTCAAAGGCAAATCTGTTTCTTTGTGCAAAAAGTTCAGAACATGGCCTTTGAAATCGCCAAACGCTTGACCGAAGTTTGTCTCCGATTGGTTCAGTTGGACACCATAATCACCGCCAAGCAGCCAGTAATTATCTTCCGCATCTTTTACAATGAGAAGCATTCTGTTCTGTGCCAGCAGCTTGATTTCGTTGCGCTGTGCGGTGGTCACTTTGTGCAAGCGTGCGTTTACTTCTGCTTCATAAAAGACAGTTCCGTTTTCAGTTGAGGGAATAGTACGCCAAGTCATTGCGGTTGTTTCTTTTTCCAATTCATATTTGAAATAAGATTTGCCACCTGACAAGGTGTGAGCAGAACATTCGCCCGATGATTTGGTCAAAGTTGACTTCGCGCCAAATTCAACGAGGTAGATTGATTTTATACCAGCTGACTGCGTTTTGCAATCAAGGGTAAATCCGGTGGTTAATATACACATCTGTTTTTTAAATTAAAAGGGGGATGGGTGACCCCACCCCCCGGGTTTGACTTTCTGTTTTGTGATTACAGTTTGAAATAAACTACTTCTTCGGGATATGCGATTTGCACACCATACTTCATTGTAGCGCGGAATCGAACTTCATCGTTGTCTTCTGAATACCAGAATTTGAAGTTTTCTTCTTCGTTCATCATGTCAGTACCGATGAAGAAGTTAGACCAGCGACCAGCGTAAATGCGGTTTGTTCCGTTCAATCCTTGCAAACCGTAAATTGTGATGCCAGTAATAGGGTCAACAATTTGCAGTTGAGTTGTTTCGGTAGCGTTGTAGTGGAACAAGTTAGCCGAAAGCAACCATGCGCGGTAAGTGCGGAAGGTGTCAGTACCCATTGCGATGAACACATCGGGCTTGCCCAATACGCCAGCAGGGATAAGTTCGTAAATTTTACCTATTGCGTCATCAATGTTTGAAGAAGTCAAAGAGGTTAATTTAGTCCAACCACCACCAGTTGAGGGGTTGCCTTCGATTGGGTCACCAGCACCACCAAATCCGAGGTCATCAAGAATTTTATTGAAGCCATCGAACTTGTTGAGGTTAGCGTTTCCGCTTGCGGTGCTACCCTGCCACAAGGCAGTTTCCAACAATTCACCGATTTTGCTTGCTTTTTCGTTTCCAATTTGCTCTTGGAATACTCCCAAATCTACGGGGCTACCAGCAGCCAAACCGATTTGAGTGTATTTGGTTTCAAGAGTTTTAGGGCAAAGGGTTTCTTCAACCTTGATTTTGCCAACGGTGATTGTGCGCTTGGTGATGGTAGTTGAACCGCTTGGGGTATAACCGCAACCATCAGTTTGCAGGAACACATCAGAAGACAACAAGGGCAGAATTTCAGCTGACTTGATGCCGGGGATAACTTGTCCAGCACCCTGCAACAGAGATGCAGTTGCGCCGCTGAACATTGATTTTACGAGTAGGTCGGTTTGTACCTCTTTGGTGTAATCGGTAAGACCTGAAACAACGAATGCCATTTTATTTAATTATTTTTTAAGGTTTTTGAATGCGGATGCGAAGCCAGCCAACGCTTCATTCTTTTCAACTTTGGTATGTCCAAAGGGCTTTTCTGCGGGTGCAGGAGTTTGATTGCTGAATTTCTCAAATACGGCAAAGGTTTCTTCAACTTTACCCAGCATTGAAATCAGGGTTTTTTCAAGGTTTGCCATTCTTTCCTCAACACTTGCGCGATAGGTTTCGAAACTTTCAAGGGTTGCAAATTCTGCGGCTGCTTCCTCTGCAACGGGGGCTTCCATTTCCTTTTCTTCGATGCTCACGATTACCCCGTCTTGGGTGCTAATCAGCAGACCGCTATCAGTTTCGTGAACTCCGTCAGGTGCAGGAACTTCGCCTTCGGGTGTAACTACAATCAGGGGTGCGCCTTCCATTGGTGCATCACCTTCATACTTTACGATTGTGCCGTCAACAAGAGTAAGTTCACCGAATTGTGCGGCAACTGGCTCATCATTGAAACGCATCTTGATTTCTTCGCCAAGTGCTGAAAAAGCACTTTTAAGTTCAGCGATTTCTTTCTGAATGTTCATTTGATTTAAATATTATTTTTTGAAATTTGGTGCAAAATTGTCTTGATGCTATGGGTAAGGGCGCGGAGTTCCTGCGCGATTGTACCCTCATATTCTATGTCAAACATTCCCTCAACTGAAAAGCCTTTCCATTCCCCGGATTTGACTTTTTCCCATATCTGGTCATTGTCAACTAAATAGGACACGAACATTGAGCCGTCTTCTGCATCTTCAAAACCTATTGGGGGATTGATGCCCCGTTCCCGATTTACGAAGTACATCTCAATCATGTGTACGCCCTCGTTTACGGGGGTAGTGTGGTCTGTGTTTACCGCTGAATAACTGCCTTTGCGTGCAATTTTCTTGGCAATAGTCCAAATAGTGTCCGCGTCAAATGTCACATAGTATTCGCCCCGTGTGTCATCGTGTCGGTAAATCGGTTTGTTTGCCAACATTGCCGGGCCCGTGATGATGCGCTTTTCTTCTGACTGAACTGCGAACTTTTGCTTGTCAATTTGTGCAAGTTTTCTTTGCGCCCATTCAATACCTTCATCACCACCCCATGCCAACCACATTAGGCGACCGCATCCATCGCCTAATTCTTTGGTGCTGTTTTGTCTGTGGCGTTCAAACGCTGCCATTCTTGCGATTGTTTCTCTGCTTATGGCTTCACCGCCTGCCAGTTGGTTGGCTCTTTGTTTACCGACATCTGTTCCGCAGTCACCCCAACCGTTTTCTTCTGCCCAACGGAGTGCAATTTTAGCGTTTTCTTTTGCCGCTTCCGGGTAGTCCGTGTAGCTTTCAAACTTCATCCCCAATTCGCCCAACGCCTTGATGACATCGGGATTATTGTCGTAATGTTTGACTATTGCCAATTCCTTAATCTTTGCGACTTTCGCTTCATTGCTACCAGTTGCGTAAACATTTGATGCTGGGATGCCTAATTCTGTGGCAACGGTCAGCATACCTTCTTT